AATATAGATTACAAGAGTTTGGTATTGATTATGAAACAGTGGTACCAAGTGTAGTTAAGAAAGGTGCAACTGGTAAAGGGAACGCCGATAAAGATTTAATGTATGAATCATTTTCAAAAGAAACAAATACAGATTTAAAAAAGATATTTGATGTACAGAAGATAGGTAATCCTGTATCAGATATTGTTGATAGTTTTTATATTGCGAAAGTTGGTTATGAAAATTCAAGTAATCACTAGTTGGAATAATAAGTTATATAAAGAATATGCTTATAGATTTAAAGAAACATATAACTGGCCGTTTGATTTAATTGTTTATAATGAAGATGATGATATGTTTGATAAGATACCTGATCTCAAAAAATTCATAGAAAGAAATAAACATAGAGAAGTAGAATCATTTAAGAAAGATGGTATAAGATTTTCATATAAAGTTTATGCATATACACACGCCATTGATAATTGTTCAAGTGATGTAGATGGTTTAATTTGTATAGACGCTGATAGTGTATTCTATAAATCAATAGATGTTAACTGGATTAAAAAACATATTCACAAAGATGATTGTATGATGTCATATCTAGGTCGTGGAAGTAATTATAGTGAATGTGGTTTCTTGTATTTTAATATGCAGCATAGTCAAACGAGAAACTATGCTCGTTATATGAAAAAGATGTATGACTTTGATGAGATATATAGTTTAAGTGAGTACCACGATAGTTATGTTTGGGATTATGTTAGAAAAGTTTTTGAAGAAGATATGAAAGTACAAAATAATAATATTGGTGACAATAGACCTGGACACGTGCAGGCAAGATCAATATTAGGTACAGTTTATGACCATACAAAAGGTAAAAGAAAACTAACAGGTAAAAGTCCAGAGATGAATTTATGATAAGAATTTTTATAGGATATGATGACAGCGAAAAGGTGGCGTTTAGTACATTATCACATAGTTTATTAAAACACTCAACACAACCAATATCAATTACACCGATACGATTACAAAATATTAAAGATATATTTGTTAGAGAAAGACTACAAATACAATCAACAGAGTTTGCATTTAGTAGATTTTTGGTTCCATATCTTTGTAACTATTCAGGTCACGCTATCTTTATGGACTGTGATATGTTAGCGAGAGCGGATATATCTTTATTGTGGCGACAAAGAACAACAAAATACTCTGTTCAATGTGTACAACACGACTATACACCAAACACCACAGTTAAGTTTAAAAATCAACCACAAACAGTTTATCCCAAAAAGAACTGGTCAAGTATGATGATATTTAATTGTAGTAAATGTTTAGCGTTAACACCAGATTATGTAAACAACGCCAGTGGTTTAGAACTTCATCAATTCAAATGGTTAGAAAGTGAAGACTTAATTGGTAAGATAGATGAAGAATGGAATTGGTTAGTTGGTGAATATGAACATAACTATAGCGCAAAGTTAGTACACTATACAAAAGGTGGACCTTACTTTAAAAATTATAAAGACTGCGACTATTCGCAAGAATGGTTTGAGATGTATGAAGACTCTAATAAAATTGATTTGGAATAATGAAAACACTAAACATCTATTTAAGAACAACTAGCGGAACAAAAGTTGATAAACTATTATCATTTGGTAAAGGCGCTGAGAAACACGGAATAAAAGTAAATTATTGTAATGATAATTTTTTTACGCCATCAGATTATAGTTTTATTTTCGCTTATAAATCAGATGATATAAATTCTAAAAGTCATATTTTAAGACAAGAAGTTGTAGATAAAAAAACAGATAAACAAATATTCTTTTTAGATAGTAATGTTTTAGGTTATTATGAAAAAGAAAAAGATATACAAAATGTATATCGTAGATACCCTTATAGATCAATTCACTCACACGAAGCTGACTTCTTACCTGTAGATGAAACATCATTTAAAAGAACAGATCAAGTTAAAAAAGAACTAGGTTTACAAATAAAAGATTGGCGAAGAACAGGCGATCATATATTATTATGTTTAAATAGAGGTAGTGGTGGGTTCTCATCTTTTGGTACAGGTTGTTATGAATGGGCGAGAGAAGTTATACAAAGATTAAGATTATATACAGATAGAAAAATAATTATTAGATCACATAAACATTTTGTAATTACAGAAAAACTAAAAGAAGATCAAAAGAATTTAGATTGGATTTTAAGTAATATAAAAAATGTAGAACACACATCTGTTGAAAAAACAAATTTATTAGATGATTTGAAAAACGCTTGGGCGTGTGTAGTATATACAAGTACAGCAGGCGCTGTCGCTTTAATGGAAGGTGTTCCTGTATTTGTTACTCACCCAGCTTGTTATTATAGAATGTATGGTTCTGGTGATTTAGGACAAATAGAAAATCCAAAGATACCAAATAGAGATATGTTTATAACTTATTATGTAAACTCACATTGGAGTTTAAAAGAAGTTGAAGATGGACACTATTGGGAAAAGTTTAAACAATATCGTATGGAGGTAGAATGAACATCATAGGTATACAAGGCGCATTTAGTACAGAGGCGATGTTTATATTTCCTAAACACGAAGACTTTAAACTAATAGAATATCCTGAAAGATACAATCATAAAGCGGACGCTTACATACAAACAAATGTATTAGGTGTTATGAAAAAAAAGAACGCAGAAAAGTATCAGTTTATATTAGATCAAAACAAACCTAGAATGGTTATAGAACAAGCAACCTTTAGAAAAAATTTAGACATAGAAAAACCAGATGATTATTATTTTAGAGTTGGTTTAAATCATTATACTTTTAGTGATGGTGTATTTAAAAATGTGAACTCACCAGATGATAGATGGAAACAAATACAAAAAGAACAAGACATAGAAATTAAACCTTGGAAGAAAAAAGGTGACTACATATTAATACTTACACAAAATCCTATAGATACAAGTCTAAATGATTTAGTAAAGAAACCTGGTGATTATGAAAACTTTATAAAGAAAACAATAGAAGACATATCAAAATATACAGATGAAGACATTATGATAAGACCACACCCACGATTTACATTTAGATTTAATAAAGATACACTAAAAGATATTAAAGTTAAAAACAAAGTATTCTATAGTGAGAACTTAAATAACTTTAATGTAACCAATGGTGGCGAAGATATATACAAAGATTTTAAGAACGCCAGAGTTGCGATTTCATATTCAAGTAATAGTTTAATTGAAGCGGTGTGTGAAGGTGTTCCAAGTATATCATTATCAAAAACATCACACGCTTATCCTGTATCGTTTCATACATTAGAAGTATTAAAACACAAAGAGTTACCAGAATTTGATAGAACGCAGTGGTTATATAACTGCGCTTACACACAATGGAAGATGTCGGAAATAAATAGTGGTATAGTACATAAAAGGTTATTAAAATGAAATTAGAATTTGGTGGTGGTGAAAATCCTCGTAAAAAAGATTACACGCAAGTTGATGTGCGAAAAATTAGAGAAGATGATATTGTGTGTAACGCTTGGGATATAGAAAAACAAATAAAACCAAATACAGTAACTGAAATATATTCACGTCATTTCTTTGAACACTTAACACACGATCAAGCAAAAAGAACATTAAACGCATGGTATAATATATGTGTAGATGGTGCAGAGATAACTATGTTAGTACCTAATATGAATTTACATTTATGGCAATGGAATAATTGGGATAAATTAACTGAAGAAGAAAAAAATCATTGTCGTGTTGGTTTTTGGGGTTGGCAACGTGAAGGTGATACAAGTGCGTGGGATTTACATAAGTCAGGTTATGATTTTAAAAGACTAAAAGAATTAGTTGAACAACATAATTTTAAGAATATACAAAAATTTATGCCAGATGGTTACAGAGATAAACATTTGGCAGTGAGGTTTTATAAATGAATAAAGTACCAGATCATTTAGGTGGACATTTAAATAAAACAAATATAGATGAACCATTATTATTACACGTAAAAAACAAGTTTAATATAAAATCTATGTTAGATATTGGTTGTGGTCCTGGTGGTATGAGAGAAGTTGCAAATAGAAATAACATAGAATGGTTTGGAGTAGATGGCGATCCAACGGTGATTGAAAATACAGATTACTCTTTATTACACGATTTTACCTTAGGTGAAGCAAAGTTAGATAAGACTTTTGATTTAGTTTGGTGTACTGAATTTTTAGAACACGTAGAAGAAAAGTATGTACCTAACTATATGCCTTTATTTAAATTAAGTAATATTGCTGTAGTTACTGCGGCACCTCCGGGTTGGCCTGGACACCATCACGTAAATTGTAGAGAAGAAAGTTATTGGGTTGATGTATTTAAAGATTATGGTTTTAGATTTGATGAAATTATTACAAATGAATTTAAAAATTTATCACAAATGAGAAAGAACTTTTTTAAAAGAGCAGGAATGGTATTTGTAAAATGATTATAACACATAAACTATCTTGGGACAAATGTTTATCACATCAAATCTGGCCGGCGATAGAAAAAGGTTGGAAAGATGAAGATAGACCTATACACTTTTTTTGGGGTTTGGGTGGAAGTAATATACAAGAGATTAGAGAAGTTACGGAGCGAGGAGAAGAATGGTGGTTTGTTGATGTTGGTTATTTAACTCAACAGATCACTCGTTATCCAGAACCAAAGATACACGACTTTGATAAGACATACTTTAGAATAATCAAAGGTGGTATTCATACAACAAGAGGTAAAATTGGGAATGGACAACGATTAAATGAATTAAGTAATAAAGGAATAGATGTAGAGTTTAAGGGTTGGTACACAGGTGAAACAAAACATATACTTGTTGCGCCATCATCACAAACAGTTACCTTTCATACAAATGGTATAAACCAAGATCAATGGATTTATATGGTAACAGAAGAATTAAAGAAACACACAGATAGAGAGATACGAGTAAGAAATAAACCAAGACCAAATAATGAATGGTGGAATACAGATATAAAAGATGATTTAATAGACTGTCATTGTTTAGTTACAAATATGAGTTTATCAGCGATAGACGCCATACTAAATAAAGTACCAGTGATCGCCGCAGGTAAAAACATTGCGGCACCCGTATCATCTCGTAGTCCAAAGTTTGTAGAGAAACCATTTAAACCTGGGCGAAAAACAATAGATGAATGGTTAAAGTATGTAGTTGAAAATCAATTTACTATCCAAGAGATAGAGAACGGAACTGCGTATGAAACTCTTAAAATCCAAAATGAAAATTAGATATTATAAAAATATTAATGGCGCCAGATGGATTGGTTTTGGTTTAGCGATGGCGAGTGTCTTTATATTATCAAGTGCAAACATTGCAACACAATGGATTGGTTGGTCATTAAGTGTGGTATCTTGTAGTATGTGGATATATTTTGGTTATAAAGATAGAGATTGGGCAAGAACATTAATGGAGTTGATGTACTTACTTATGAGTATGAGAGCAACTTATAATTGGTTAACGATATGAATTTTGCGTGTGTATATTATGGTGACAAATACCAAATAGAGTATGTTGAGAAGTTGTATAATATGGTACAACGAAACACAACACTTAAACATAAGTTTATTTGTTTTACAGATAATACTATCATTAGAAGAAGATTAAAACATACACAAATAGAATTTAGAGAATTTGCTAGACACGACTTTGATGGTTGGTTTAATAAACTACAACTGTTTAGTCCTGATAGTAAACTTGATGGTAATACTTTATATATGGATTTAGATGTTGTGATTATGAAGAATATAGATGATATGTTTACTTATGGAAAAGACCACAACTTTGTAGGTATGAATGACTTTAATCCTACCACTGGTCAATTTAATTCTAGTATTATGAAATTTAATAATAATACAACAAGTGATTTGATATGGAAAGAGTATATGAAAAGACGAGGCGACTTTAGAAAGCATGCCGGCGATCAAAATATCATAACAGATTTAATTAAGAAGCATAAAGACACTATATCATTTCCTGATTCGTGGACACAATCATATAAGTGGTTTAATAGAGAGGGTAAAAGATACCATAGATCAAAATGGACCTTTGAAAAAGACCCTAATGCTAAAGTTTGTATATTTCACGGCCACCCCAATCCACACGATTCGGACCAAGAATGGGTCAAAAATCTCTGGTTTTAGAACAAACCAAGAACATTT